GCTTACCGTTGACACAACAACTAGCGATTACCGTATCGGTGGCGAGGCGATCCTGTGGGCCGATGATGAAACATATGAGTCAGTCACCATAAGTAACAAATCTGGCTCCACGCTTACGGTATCGGCTACGACGAGGGCATACACAGGCGCTCTAGTTATGCCTGCAATAACCGCCAAGTGCATAGGCGGCATGGACGTGTCCAGAAGTGTCGAAGCATACGTAAATGCATCGGTTGAATTCCTGGCGCATGACGGCGAGGACTTATCAAACGCATCTCTATATTCAACCACTCATAGGACATATCCTGTTATTGATGACCCAGCGGTAATTGGCGCAGGGTCTATCAGTGAGCGCGTTCAACTCCCATATGATGAGGTAGATAACGGAATTGCCGGCCCGTCATTTGATGCACAGCAAAGCGCACCAGCGCAATCATTCGCGTTAGGGTGGGTAACTACCACGCAAACCGCCCTGTGGGCGTTACGTCAATTCGCACACTATCTTAGGGGAAAACAGGGCGCGTTTTGGGTTCCTGAGTGGACTACTGGTTTATCTGTTCAAGCCAATATCACATCGGCAGGGACAACAATCACCGTTCTCGCTGTTGGCCTAAACACGAATTATGAAACCGGCGACATTATGGTCAGGACGACCGCTGGCGTGTTGCATTACTTCCGCTTCACATCTGTTGCCGTGTCAGGAGCAAACGAAGTATTAACCCTGTCCGCTGCCGCCGGTGTGAATATCAGCACCTCCGATATAGAGCGTGCGTGTTTGATACATCTGTGCAGATTGGCCCAGGACAGAATAGAGTTTGTCCACTCTAACCCGCGCAGAGCTACTGTGCTTGTAAGTTGCGATGAGGTGCCTATTCCGTGACCTACGCGGCTCAAGAAATAAGCGTTCAATCCGGCGCTCCAGTAGAGTTATACACGTTTTCATATGGTTCATCGGTGTGGCGGTATACGTCCAGAGAATCGGACTATACCGATGCGTCTGTTTCTCCGAATGTAACCTATACAAGCGCCGCCATTGGTCGCAGCGCAATTGAGGCATCGCAGGAACAGGCGCGCAATTCGTTAAAGCTCACAATGCCTCGAAGCCTTGCAGTTGCAGAATTGTTCAGAGTCTCCCCGCCAACAGAAGCGGTTGCGCTTACAGTTAGGCGCGTTCACCGTGGTGATACAGCATCAGTAGTAGTCGCATGGATGGGGCGCGTTCTAGGCTGTGCATTTAACCGAGCAACAGCAGAATTGAATTGCGAGCCTATTACTGTCTCGCTCGCCAGAACCGGACTCCGGAGGATATACGGGAAGGCATGCCCGCATGTTCTCTATGGTGCGTCAGGATGCAGACTAAGCAAAACAGACTTTGACCACGCAACAACGGTTTCCGCGATATCTGGTGTAACGCTGACGGTTGGCTCTATCGGCGCTTATAACTATTCCGGTGGCTTCGTGGAATGGGTTGACGACGCTGGCGACACGCAACGACGGTTCATCGAATCGCACAGCAGCACAGCACTTACATTGCTGCAAGCGTTTGTCGGGATAGCAACATCCGATGCAGTGACGATATATCCAGGCTGCGACCATACACTGACAACATGTGACACGACATTTTCAAACTCCGCAAATTATGGCGGCTGGCCTTGGATTCCTACAAAGAATCCTTTTATTGATCCGGTGTTTTAAATGGCATTCTGGGTTCAGCTTGCGATTCTCGTCATAACGACGCTAATCTCCTACGCGCTCGCCCCAAAACCGCCAAAGTCAAAGCCCCCATCGCTAGAAGACTTTGATGTACCAACTGCCGAGTCTGGCAGGCCAATACCTGTCGTATTTGGCGAGGTAACAGTTACCGGGCCAAACGTTGTTTGGTACGGTGATTTGATGGTAGACACCCAAACGCAAAATGGGGTGAAGTACCGATATTACTATATGGGCCTGCATTTCGCTGTTTGTCATGGGCCTGTGGATTCAGTGTCAAAGATACTGGTTGCAGACCGCGAAGCCTGGACAGGTAGTGCAACAACGTCCGGAAGCATCACTATATCTAATAGCAGTCTGTTTGGAGGTAAGAAAAAAGAGGGTGGAGTTTCCGGAACGCTGGCTGTCATGATGGGCGAGGCAGCGCAGTCGGCTAACGCATACCTTGTTGGAAAGCTCGGAACACCCATGCCCGCATATCGAGGAGTATTGGGTTTTGTCTTTCAACAGGGATACATAGGCGCAAACACAACCTATGTGAAGCCGTGGGCGTTCAAGGTTAAGCGCATCATGAGCGGATGGTATTCTGATTCGTGCTGGTATCCTGAAACAGCGGAGGTATTGGAAAGCGAAACGACAATATCAACGACATCGCTTTTCGCGTCAGATGCCACGTTTGACTATATCCTTACCATTACGTCAGACGCTACGGACTACACCGGCTCAGGATCGTGGACTAGCGGGCAGGGGCCATTTGCTGACGCAGCACATCCGCATAGTGATTCTGGTTTTGGAGTCCCAAACACCATAATTGATGACTCGGCATCTCAGCGCAGGATATGGATAAAGAAAACGTTTTCACTATCTGCTGCTAGTACGTTCACAGTCAAGATCAAGCACGACAACGATGTAGTCGCCAGCATGGACGGCACTCCACTTCCGCTAGTATGGAACGGGATGTGGCTGTCCGATGGCGCAATCAATTTGGCCGCTGGGTCGCATACATTCATATTTGTTGTCTCTGAATCATCGGCGATCACTACGAATAATTATTTTTATGCTGGCGCGTATGCGACAGTTACAGGGCCAACTACCACCGGGGACATGAACCCCGCGCATATCATCTATGAAGCCATCACTAACCCTGAATGGGGTATGGGGTATTCCTCATCTATCATAGATGATACTAATTTCCGTGCTGCGGCTGATACGTTCTATGGCGAGGGTCTTGGGCTTTCGTTGATGTGGAACCGTCAGTCTAAGGTCGAGGACTTCATTGCGGAGATTCTTGACCACGCCGGGGCAATCTTAGCGGTAGACCAGACGACCGGGAAAATCCAACTAAAGCCGCTTCGTGCGGACTATACCGTTGGGTCGCTAGACACATATGATGAAACGAATATAGTTGCATTGGAATCATTCGAGCGGGCAGGTTATGGCGAGTTGATAGGCGAGGTGTCAGTAGTCTATCGAGACAAGGCAACGAACAAAGACGAATTGGTAACAGTCCAAAACCTAGCAGTTATTCAATCGCAATCAGGTGTAGTGAACGAGACAATCCAATACCCCGGTATGTCCAGGCATGCGACAGCTAGCCGGGCAGCTATGCGTGATTTGAAATCGCGATCTGTTCCTCTCGCCAGAGGACAAATCCGCGTCAACCGTTCCGCGTGGTCTATCACTCCTGCCGATGTTTTTAAGCTGAGTTGGACAAAGCTTGGGCTGACATCGGTTGTTTGCCGAGTGATAGATATAGATTATGGAACACTGACGGATGGAACTATAACGGTTTCATTTGTAGAAGACGTATTTGGGCTTCCTAGTTCGACCTATTCATCGCAGCAAAGCAATTTATGGGTAGACGAGGAAGTAGACGAAAGCGAAACGTCTACCGTTAGGTCCGATGAAGCGGACATTGACCGGGAAACGGAAGACGGCGACACCAGATTGACGGAGGGTTAAGCGTGGGAACTAGAATATCTCAGATGACGGCGGCGTCATCAATCGCAGGAACGGAGCAGATAGAGGTTGCGCAACTTTCAACGACCGTGACAATGACGGCGGCAACCATTAGCGCGCTGGCGTCAGATAATTCTTATAACGATTCCGGCTCCGGGTTTTTAACGGCAGGGTTTACCGTTGGCGATTCTGTATATGTATCCGGATTTACTGGGTCATCCGCCAATAACATTAACTCAGGGGTAATCACTGAACTTACCGCAGCAAAGATGACGATTGGCGGGTCTGACGGAGATGTTATTGTCGATGATTCGGCGGGGGAGTCGGTCACACTTACCAAGTGGCTGACAAAGCGCACGACGCTTGCCGATGCTGCGGTTATTGCCGACATGGCGACGCAGACAATAAAGGGCAGGACTACCGCTGGAACGGGCGCTCCGGAGGATCTGACGGCTGCGCAGGCGGCGGCTATTGTCCAAGGCGACGGCCTTACATCAACACTGGCCGGGTTCCGTGGTATTCCTCAAAACGCACAGACTGGCAATTACACGCTAGTAGCGGCTGATGCCGGGAAACATATTTATCATGCGTCCGGATCAGGTGCAGGCGATACGTACACTATACCTGCCAACAGTTCTGTTGCGTTCGGTATTGGCACAAGCATAACGTTTATCAATCTTGACTCTACTAACGCGGCAAGTATAGCCATCACCACGGACACTATGTATTTAGCGGGGACTGGCGCAACCGGAACCAGGGCGCTAGCGTCATATGGAGTCGCCACGGCGGTCAAGGTTACTAGCACTGTGTGGATTATTAGTGGATCGGGGCTTACCTGATGAGCGGGCCAGTACAGGCATTACTTTGCAAATCGTCAGGGGATACCCTTGCTCTAGATGGTTATTCCGGGATATGGGGCGGGTATTCTGTAAACAAACTGCGGGCGGCATATAGCGGGGCTGCTGTTAGGGTGCGACGTAGCAGCGATGATTCAGAGCAGGACATCGGATTTACTGGCGACACATTAGACACATCGGCCCTATCGTCATTCGTCGGCGCAAACAGCGCGTATGTTGTGACTTGGTATGACCAGGGTGGCGGAGGTAATAACCTGTCGCAATCCACGGCAGCAAATCAGCCCCGTATAGTCAATGCGGGAACCTACGACACGCAGTTGGTTTTTGATGGGTCTAACGATGGATTCGTAACGGCAAATAATCTTGGCACAGTGTCCGGGATCGCGATGTTCATGAGGGGAACACTGCGATCAACGGCTGCGATTGCCATGATACTGGAGCAATCGACTGATTATGGCAGCAATCTGAATTGCTTCGGCATGTGGTGGGATACCACAAGCGGAGGGCAGTTTGTCGTTTCGCTTAATATGCCTTCGTCAGACCATACCGGGTTGTTTAGCGGGTCTTATCCAAACGGCAATGTTTTCGGCGGGATTATAGATGCCGCACAATCTACGGCAGCTGATCGGGCCAGGCTGCACGATAACGGCAGCTTCGTATCTCGAAGCGGTGGATCTACCAGCGCAGAAAGCGGCCATGCTTCCAACGTGCCCCTGTATTTCGGCGCGCGCAACAGCGGGGCTAGCCTCCCTGCGCCGCTTGATTGCGAGGCGTTGGTGATATTCAAGTCGGCGGGATGGGATTCGACAATGGTTTCGGATTTCTCGGCGCTTATTTGATCCGCCGCTGGCGCGAGAGTGGCACAAGCACCTCGCGCCGGCTCCGCAACGCGCTGAATTTACGAAGAAAATCCCGCTTTGTCGTGCCACTCCATCATCGGCGCGACGCAGAATTTATGGCTCCGGTAAGCTGCTGATTTTGCGGTAACTTCCTGATTCCCCTGCATTCTTCCCCGTTCCGCTATTCCATGATGCGGCATGATTTGGCATGATCCAGCACAATAGAGCATGTGAAAGTGGCGCAAAAAGTGGCGCACCGTGCTTTGCGCCACCGGGATCTGCTCAGCATGGCCACCATCCGCACCCGCCGCCGCAAGGACGGCTCCATCTCGCACACCGTGCGCATCCGGCTCAAGCACGCGGGCGTGATCGTACACGAGGAGAGCAAGACCTTCGACGGGCGCATCCACACCCGCAAGGCCCTGGAGCGCTGGGCGCTGAAGCGCGAGGACGAGCTCACGCACCCGGACGTGATCCGCGCCGCGCAGGTGTCTCACCTCACGCTGGGCAAGGCGATCGCGCGCTACGTGCGCGAGTACGGCAGCAAGGACGAGTGGGGGCGCAGCAGTCTCACGGCTTGCGCTCCTCCGGTGGGGTAGCGAGTGCGGCGAGAAGGTGGTCGGCCTGGTCACGAGCCTGTGCCGCAACCTCCGCGTTTCGCCAGTCGATGCAAGCAGGATTCGCAGAGTAGCCCTGCATCGCCATCGCGGCGAACAGTTCGCGCTTGGTGAGGCCGGCAGAGCTACCAATCTGCATTCCATGTAGCGGATGCCATTCAGCAGGCCCGGCAAATTCCGGCTCATTTCCGTTACTCATACCTTCCCCTCCTTCTCGTACAGGCGCAGGGGGGCTAGAACAGCCGGCTCGAATGCTTTGTAACGCGAGCCATCTACGCAATCGTCAATCGCGCAGGTGTCTTTAAGTGGAAACCGGAAGACGCAAAAGCGGCAATCCGGCTTCCTCGCCTCGGCGAGTTCGGCGCGGAGGCGGTCACGTTCAGTAGTAAGTGCGCGTATTTCCGCCTCCGCATCTCTCGCGTACTGCCGCCACTCATCTATTTCGAGGCTCATTTCGATACCTCCAGTTCCTTCGCCAGCGCGTCGTAGCCGCAGTCACATGGGCATGGAATACGTCCCCATGATTTGCAGGATGGGTCATGGCGCGCATACTCCCGCAGGCGGGAGATGGTGGCCTTCAAGGCTGCGATTTCTTCGCGCTGGATGAGGTCTATGTCAGTTCGGCACTTAGGGCACGAACGAGGAGCCACCTCCAAGAAGTAGCCGTGGTCACACAACTTAGCCATGCTCACCTCCCGCCATAGCGGCGTCTATTTCAGCGTCTAGGTTTTGGCCGCACAAATCCATCCACCTAGAGTCCTCGTCTTTTTGGTGCAGCACATCCCATCCGATTCGCGGCCTTCGCAGCCAGCGATATCTCTCCGCGTCCCGCTTCGCCTCCGCAAGCTCGGCGCGCAGCCGCTCCACCTCAGCCCCCAGCGCGGCAGATATCCCTATGCTCATTTCGTCCTCCTGATCGGTATGAAATCGTCGCACCGTTTCCGTTTGTTCGGCGGCGCGAAGTGCATGTATGACTGCCACAGCGGATTCGGTCTTGCTGTGTAGCGGTAGCACTTAGTGCGCGAGGGGCAGGCGTGGTTTGAGCACATAGCCAAATCGACCATCACCCCTCCACGTCGTAAAAATCCCCAGCCACCACGCCCCGCCGCGCAAACTCAGCACGAATCTTCCCCATCGCCTCAATCGCTATCTGCGATACCCGCTGGCGGGAGATTCCCAATCTCTCGGCTATCTCCGCGTCTGTCATGGCGAATGGGGAGCGGGGTTCCCATTCGGATTTTGGTTTTCGTTTGGTCATGCCGACTTCTCGCTAGCGGACATTGCGCGTTCTATCAAATCCATCATTGCATGATGCTGGCGATGACAGGCTACGCAAAGCCATACGACCGCAAGAGGCTTGCTGTAGTCGTGATGGTGACCGTGCGGCACGCACTCAGTACCGCACGCTTCGCATTTCGATGGCCGGAATATTTTTCCTGTGCGTATCGCATAGGTGATCGCCCTGTGCGCTTTCGCGGCATCAGGGTTTGCCGACCTGTAAGCGCGCAGATCATCTGCCGTCCTGCGACTCCCTCGCTCGCGGTCATAGGCAAGCACGCGCGACCGATATACGGGATTGCGCCGATACTGCTTAACGTCGGCAATCGTGCATTGCTTGCATTTGTTTAAATGCCCGTCGCGCATATGGGCGAGCTTGTAGAACTCGCCTATCGGCTTCGCCGTGCCGCATTTGAAGCATTTCTTTTCCACGTCCGGATCCAATATCAAAATGGAATCGAAGAATCTTCGTAAGGATCG